TTCCTAGTCCGTGGCGCACGATACACGACCGCAACCGATGCACAACTACGCGCAGACATTATCTGGTACGACGACAACGGTGCAGTCATCAGCACGATTACTGGTACCCCGGTGACGATGACGAACATCCGCACCTGGTATGCGGCTAGCCATTCGGGTACTGCCCCGGCGACGGCGGTGACGGCGAAGCTGCGTGTGACTTTCTTGCGGTCGGGTGGTACTAACTTTGCTGTCGGTGCGAAGTTGTATGCGGATGCGTTCTGTTTCTTCGAGGTCACAAGCCTGACTGACACCATGACCTACTTCAGCGGCGACACCGAGGACACTGCCGGATTCCTTTACTCGTGGTTCGGGCAACCGGGCTGGTCAGACTCTGCCCGGTTCGTGAACTCGCTGACAGTGCTCGCGGACGATGCGATTGCTTTCAACTCGACGACGAGTAAGCGTGTCAAGGAACTGCGGTGGAACGCTGCCGAGGACTTGGCCAGTGCGAAACTGCTCGACCTGAACAAGAGTGTCACTGTACGCAACGCAAGCGTGAACGGTGGCCTCGCTGATACTTACCGTGTGACCGGGATGCAGTGGGAGATTAACCCGGACACCATTATGTGCAACCTGTACCTGAAATAGGAGATAACCATGGCAAAACTGTTCATCACCATTCTGAAGCGTATGGCTGCGCTTATCGTCCTCAAGGTGTCCGCCGTCCTTGCGGCTGGTACGGTCGCCGGCATCGAACTGTGGCAGTCCGCACTGATGGCCGCATTCGTCGGCATCATGGAAGTCGCTGAAGCACTGTCTCGCGCGTATGTTGCTGACGGTGTCATTGACAACGGCGAGATTGACCAAGCGTTCACCAAGGCTTCGAAGTGATTGAGCCGCACGGTGTGACCATCACACTGGAGAAGATTTACGAAAAACTGGTGGAACTTGAGGTGCGTCTGGGTGACCACCCTAAACAGGTCGACGACCATGAACGCCGCATTCGTAGCCTTGAGGTGAAAGTGTGGGGAGTGTCGGGAATCTTTGCCGCTATCGGCATCATGGTGGCGCAGATAATGAACGGGGGAACAGTATGACCGCGAAAAAGAAAACCGCTGTCAAGCCAGCTGCTAAGAAGTCGGGTTGGGTGTTCCCGGTGAATGCCCCTTACACGATGCTGGACGGCTTTGCAGAGCATAAGGCTCGCGGCTCGGTTAATCCCGGGCTGGATTTCCCTAAGGCCGTCGGTGCGCCTGTCAAGGCCTGTCAGGGCGGTGTGGTGACTTTGGCGAACAGTGTGGGTGCTGGTGCTGGCGGTCTCATGGTCGTCATCAACCATGGCGCAGGGTACACCTCGGAGTATCTGCATTTGTCGAAGTTGAATGTCAAGAACGGGACCAAGGTGGTTGCTGGGGATGTCATCGGGTTCGTCGGTGGTAGTGGGTTTGGCAAGCCCGACCACTATGGTGCGCATTTGCATTTGGCGATTAAGGCCAAGGGCCGGAATGTCGACCCTTACGAGTTCCTGAAAGAGCATTAAAGGTTTTGCCCCCGGTTATCCTTTCCCGGTGGGCACTCTAGGGGGCAGTCCTGTTGTGGGGGCTGCCCCCATTCTCGTTACCAAACCGTTATCAAAATTGTTTGCAATTTGGTAATCTGTGGAAAAAGTGTGCTACATTGAACACATCAAGGCAACCACGACAAGGCCTTCCAAAGTAAAGGAAAACAAAATGAACACCTACACCATCACCATCTGGAACAACGAAGTCGTTGAGTTCACCACCGCAAAGCCTGAAGTCTCGTTCAACTATGTGGTCGACATTGAGGGCGGTGAGCGTATCGTTGGCCGTGGTTACACGACCGAGTCGCAGGCTCGTGCTGCTCTCCTCGCACAGATGCGCAAGACTGACCGCCTCGAAGTTGCCGCTGCTGGCATGATGCGCGAAGCAGTCGCAGCATGATTGCCTACGCTGTCGGTGTCGCCATGACGACCATCGGTGCGGTCATCGCCGCCGCCGGTGGGTTCATGGAAATCACCGGGACACCGAACGGTGCAGTCCAGACCGGCATGATGATTGCGATGCTCGGCTGCGGTGTCATGCTCTACGGTGCGGTTCGGTCATGAAGCAGTCACGCATGAGCCGCCAAGAAATTGGCGAGGAAGCCGCATGGCTGCATGACAACGGTCTGCATCCGGAGCGTGTCTGCAAGGCGTTGACTCGTAGCGGTTCCACGATTGCCAAGGCTTTGGCACAGATTGGCCGCCACGACCTGACACGCCATTACATCAACCTCAACGCGGAGGGCAAGCGGCGAGGGCAAGGCGACGACGATGACGAATAGCGAACTGCTGGAGCAGGTGCGGCAGGAACTGAACGGCATCCGTGCAGAAATGTGGATGGCAGACCGCCGCGACCGCAAACACGCCCGAGAATCCCTGAAGCGCAACCTCGAGTCACGCGACAAGTGGACACGCCCCTACCGACAAACACGGGTCATCCGCAACGGCATCCAGCCCATGAGCAAATCGAATAACCGTCGGAGGTATGTGCAAGACTTAACAGCAAGGCAGACACAACTCGCCGAAAGGATACTGAATGAACTCGCGCAAAATCGCCCAGGCGGGCACTGATGAATGGTACCGGGCACGGAGGCGTGGCGTGTCCGCGACCGCTGTCGCTAAGGCCAGCACACCGTCAGGATTCCGGGAAATGGTCGAGCAACTAGTTAACCCGGTCGAAATCCCCGACAACGCCTACATGAAGTTCGGCCGCGACTACGAAAAAACCATAATTGAGGGGATTCCCGCACACTACGGAATCCACGCAAACGACTGGCTCGTATGCGCTGACGGCCCCGGGAACGAATGGCAGTTAGCAACCCCCGACGGCTTGAGCGACGACTGGTCTGTGATTGCCGAGGTTAAGACCACCGGCAAAGAATGGGCATCGTTCCACCAGATACCCATCCAGTACCGTCGACAAGTCCAGTGGCAGTTACATGTCACCGGGGCAGACCTATGCGTGTTCGCCTATCTGCTACGCACTGAGACACCTGACGGCCGCCTAGTCCCGGCATGGTACGCCCCAGAGATTTACGAGATACAGCGCGACGATGTCATGATTGCCGAACTTATCGACACAGCACAGAAACTACAGCAGGAAGTCATCTACAGAGAGGAAAAGAACTGATGGCACAATTCAACCTGAACGATTACGAGACCGTCGAGGAACGCCTGAAACGGTTCTGGCGTGACCATCCGACCGGGAGCATCGTCACAACCAACCAGACGACCGCAGACGACCGTTCACGAGGTCAGTGGGTAGTTTATGCGGAAGTGTATTTTGACCGCGCTGACAGCCGTCCTACGGGCTCTGGGCTGGCATTTGAGATTGACGGTGCCGGCATGGCAAACAAAACCAGTGCATTAGAGAACTGTGAGACATCGGCTATCGGTCGTGCACTCGCTAACTGCGGTTATTCCGGCGATAAGCGAGCATCACGCGAGGAGATGGCGAAAGTGCAGCGCATGAGCGCAGGACTCGCACAAGCAGCACCCATGCCCACCATCAACCCGGCAACCGCCAACACCCTCGACGAACTCACCGCACTATGGGCTAAGGCACTCGATGCCGGACTGACCGCAGAACTGCAACCAGCATTCTCCAAGCGGAAAGCAGAACTCTCATGAAAGGCAAGTTCATCCACCGCCCTCACAGTTGCGTTGACGAGACGCCCAACGAATACAAGCACCCAATTGACACAATTTGGGAGTGCGAATGCGGCAACCAATTTAAACTAGTGCTGTCTTGCGGGCGTGTCCCCTATCCTTGGTGGGCTTGGATTAACGACCCAGAGGACTCTAAACCTAAGAGGAAGAAATGGTGTCAGTCATGATTACCCAGTTGCGTATCAGCGGCAAGGCCGTCCCGAAAGGCCGCCCACGGTTCACCCGGACTGGCCGCGTATACACGCCCAAGACGACCGCAGACTGGGAGGCTCATGTGCGCCGGTCGTGGCTCGAACAGCACGGCGACACTCAACTGACCGGCGACCTGTCAGCATTCATCTACATCATGGGCGGACACACTGCCCGAAAGGATGTCGACAATATGGCCAAGAGCATCCTCGACGGCCTCAACGGTGTCGCGTACCATGACGACAGTCAGGTGCAACGACTCGTCGTGTCCAAGATGCCAGCCATCAAGACCGATGCCGTACTGGTAGTACTAAGAGAGTGGAACGAATGAAAATCACACACAGAATAACACTATGCGACGAGTGCGGCCTCGAATGGGTTAAACCTTTTTGGGAACCGCGGTGGGTGTCACGAGTCGCCGCAAACGAAATCCACGACGACTACCATCGTGGTTGGAAAGACCCAGAGCACCACGAAATTGTTGAGTCTTGGCGTGAGTGGGAGCGTGAACGCATCATTGAAATACTTGACGGGTATTACGCATTGACGATGTTCTCTGTTAAAAATGAGGGCGCAAAGCCGAATGATGATTGGGATAGCGGATTTAATGCCGCTATCGCACTTATTAAGGCTGACAACGAATGAGCGTTGAGAAAATTGCTGCCGTCTTACACCACGCACCCATCGGCGGCACAGCCAAGCTGCTACTCATCGGCATCGCCAACCATGAGGGAGACGGCGGAGCATGGCCAGCCATGGCAACCCTCGCCCGATACGCCGGTGTCACAGAACGCAACGCCCAGAAAATGATGCGACGACTCACCGAGCAGGGCATGGTCGAACTCGTCGAACGCGAGGGATACACCTCGCTCTATCGGACTCTCATCGAGTGCCCGGCAGGGTGCGACAAATCGACCTCGCACAGGCTGACCCCTGTCGCCAGCGACACCCCTGTCGCATTCGTCACCCCTGTCGCCAGCGACACCCC